GGTAGCAACTGATTACACCACATACACCATCGACACCAAGGTCGCCTTTGGTGGTCTTGACCTGACTGCTGCCTATGTTGCAACTAGTGGAGACGCTGGTGACAACTGGGGTACAACCGTACAAGCAGGTTATATGTGTATGGACAACTTCCAAGGTTTCGTTGCATACGAGTATGGCGAACTTGAAGGTGTTTCCGAGAATCTAAGCACATTCACTGTTGGTGGAAACTACTTCATCAACGATAATGTCAAGTGGACAACCGATATCGGTTATGCACTGAACGGCATTAACGGTGCTTGGGACTTGGGAGAGACTGGATGGCGTTCAGGCGACTCTGGTGAGTACGTTGTTCGCACCCAAATTCAGATTTCTTTCTGATAACGAGATTCAATTCTCGAACGTGAAACAGCCTCCCGTACTGCGGGAGGTTGTTTTTTTATACATATAGTACCAATCACTCAATTTCAAGGAGTTTAAAAATGACACTACAGAACCGAATCTGGGCAGCAAGAATCCAGAGATTACCACAAGAAGAAGTCAACGAAGTACACCTACTTGGACTAAATGTTCTCGTTGGCGAAAAGGTTGGCAAAGTAACCAAACAAGTCGAAAGTGACGCGACAGGTGAGCGTTATGAAGTCGAACTCGAAGACGGAACTTCCGTCGAAGTAGGACAACACGAAGTTCAGATTGCAGACGCTGATGCAGGCGAAGGTGAACCATCTGACGATATTCAGGCTGAAGAGACTGAGCAAATCGACGAGTATGGCGCTCCAGAAGAAGAAGAAGAAACCGCTGATTACGATACCTTCTTCAAAGCCGCACTCAAGAAGTTTGGTGTAGAAGACCCAGGCGACTTCAAGTCCGAAGAGGACAAGAAGGAATTCTTTAACTACATCGACAAGAACTTCAAAGGAAAGAAAGAGAAGAAAGAATCCTTCTCCGACAAAGAACTTGCACACTTCGAGTCCGTTTTAAAAAAAAACGAGACATTAAACTTAGATGAAGCACAATACAAAGCAAAAGACAAAAAAGGATATGAGCGTCTAATGAATGATGTCACACACGCAATGTCCAAAGGTCTAGTTGCTAAAGGTGGTGCCGTTGGTGACTACAAGAAGTTTACCGTAGACATCAAGTTCAAGGATGAGAAAAGTCGTAAGAAGTTTGAGAAGATGAACAACCTCAACTAATCAAAAAAACATTTCAATAAAAAAAGCCCCCTCCGAAAAGGGGGCTTTCTTTATGTTTATAGGTTTCTCTATCCTATCATCCACCACCCTTGCTAGGTGGTGCGTTAAAGGAAGGCGAAATCTGCGTGAGGATGGCATCTTGGTCTGCCTTGGCAGTGGTAGTGGATATTCTCGCACCCCGTACCAAACGAACATCGCAATCGTTTGCAAGTTGCTTGAGTCCGTTTCTTGCGGTGCCTGCACCAACAATACCCAAGGTGTGTCCAGCGATTTCGAAACCAATCCAAGGTTCATTTTCGTAATCGAAGCCCATAACAACAATCTTGTTATTAATTTCTCCCGTAAGGATTCGATAAGGAACACTTCCAGTCAATCCCTTACAATCTGGATAGAGGAATCCAGAGTAACCCTTAAGTTGGGTAATAGTTGCTCCAGCATTTGCTGGTACTTGAGCAAGGTCTAGCATAACATTATTGAAGTTCTTGGCATCTTGTCCTGTTCCACCAGCGGTTCTCCCTGCGTTCGGGAAGAATGGATTTACATCATCCATTTGAAGAATACCAAGAGAGATTCCGCTAATAGTACCAATTCCAGGTCCAGAGGCACCAGAAACACCATCTACATAACCTCTGACAACGGTGGCGTTAAATCCTTTGTAATCATCCAAGTGACAGGATTGAGGCGGATATGTCCAGAAGCCTGGGGTGGAAGGCGAGAAGCCTGATTGGTATCCAGAAGACGCACCTGAACTGTCAGAGGGATACGTCCTCAACTTACCAACGTGGGCAGCAATTGTTAATGGTGGTTCGGCGTAGGATGAGTTTCTTTCTGCGGAACCGACAATTACGTTTGGAATTGTTGTTCTTGAAGTAATAAATGTCTGTGTCAGTTTACTACAAGTATCCTTAAACAAATTGATGCTATAGTTATTTGTATTACCAATCATTTTGAAGGTAGCCCGTTCTTTGTATATCTGGCCCATTTGTGACCAATCGGGATTTCTGTTTAAGTAGAGGTTAGTAATAGTACACCCTCTCTGCAATTCGTCTTGGTAGAAGTTATAGTTACCTGCACCATTAATAGTCATACTATCAAAGTGAGTATTTGTGCTAAAGTTTCTGCTTCTCAACCAGTCATAAAACATATAGTGATGAGTGTGAACTTCAGGAATTCTGACGCAAGGACAATTATCAATGTATTCTGCTACATACAGTCCTAATCCTTCGTTTGGACCAGAAGCACCGTAAGTCGAACAGTGTCCATTTACCATATTGATACCAAGTCTAGCGGCAGTTCCTCGGGTCGATGTGAAACTCCCGATATGTCGTTCTTTCCTAAACAATACATCGCCATATCCTTCGCCGATTGTAAGTTTTTCCAACTTACCTGCGGTGCTACTACCATCGAACCATTTATTGTCACCAGTTGTTCCACCATAAAGACATTCTGTGTATGGCCAAGTTTCACCAGACATTCCAGACGCTCCGTCTAGGAATGCATTTTGGATTTTGTCAAAAACTACACTGTCTCCTGCTTTTGGCCAAGTTGCAGGTGTAATGAAGTATTGTGCAGGTGGGTCGATGTGACCGCCTTGGCTTTCTCCGCCTTGGTCGTATTCGTCATTATATCCACCAGTTCCGCCGGCGGGAACTGCCCAGTTGGCCGCAAGGTTCCAGTTGTTTTGTTTACCAATAAAGTGTCTATTGTCGTGATTTAGACCAAGTTGTAGGGTATTGGCGGACGTACCTGTCATTCCCTTTTGGCCTTTCCAGTAATAAATCTGTCCCATTTACGCTCTCCTGATGAATGGTTTCGGATAAGTATCATTCGATGAATTATGTATACTCTATGTATGCATATGACAAAGTGGCTAATATTTTGTTTTTATTGCAAATGACAGCCACTTCTCTTATAAATATTCTATGGAATGAAAGTAGTTAAATTCTCGTATCTCTTAGCAACTATACTATGTTTAACAAGTTGCGCCGCAACTGCACCTGTTCCTCCCCAAAAAGAAATAACCAAAAAAGCACCAGCGACTCATACTTATCTGGATGAGTTTCCGTTTGACCCATATCCTTTCGTGGGTGCTATCAGTCATTCTGATGGTACGCTGATAGGAAGTGCAGTTGTAATTGCACCAAACATTCTTCTTACCGCCGCACACGTTACCGAAGGAAGAGAAGATTTAAAGTTTGTCGAATATGATGGTGATGAACACTGCGTGAAAGAAGTAATCTACTACCCAAGTTATATTCCCGAAACTCTTAAACACGACATCGCAATCGTCGTACTTGAAACCGAATCAGACGAACAACCAGTTGAGTTTGTAGAGACTACATTCAAACGAATGAATTTGGTTACCGCAGGTTACGGAACAGGGAAAAAACGATTCAGTAACTACGGAGTGTTCTGGTACTATGGTAGACTCATAGGAACACCTCAATTTATGATTATGTTGCCACTTGAAGGAACTATGTGGTTCGGTGATTCTGGTGGTGGAGTGTTCACCCTCGACAACAAACTAGTAGGAATTATGTCGTACTTCCAGGCAACTCGTTCTGGTAAGATTTACGAAAATGGTTGTGCAAGTATCGAATATTACAAGCCTTGGATTGAAGGGATAGTGGAATCGAAGACTTTCTGATACTCTTAATATTCATAATCATCATTTTCTTCCCCCTCGATGAATCTGAATAAATACTATATGAAAGAAACTTATGGACATTGGAATAGTTTACCTCCTGACTTCAACCCTGACGATTGGTTTGGTTTTGTCTATCGAATTACTCGTAAAGACACAGGAAGAAAGTACATCGGAAAAAAACAAATCCATTCCTATCGAAGAAAGAAAGTCGCAGGACGAAAGAATCGGAAACGAGTAGTCACTGAATCTAAATGGCGAGAATACACTGGCTCTTGCGATGACCTCAACAAAGAAATCAAAGAACTGGGGAAGGAAGAGTTTACCTTTGAAGTCCTGAAATTATGCAAGACCAAAGGTGAACTTACCTTCTCCGAAGTAGAATACCAAATCAAAAATGATGTACTCACCGCTCTACTAGAGGATGGTAGCAGAGAATACTACAACTCAAATATTATGAGCCGTTGGTTTTCTTAATCATCTCTCCAGTTTTCTAGAAGTATTCCCAAATCGGCAGCGTCTGTAAAGCCGTCTCCGTTTAAGTCTCCTTCGGAAGTACCCCAACTGGCAAAAAACATTCCTAAGTCGTTTCCGTTGACAAGTCCATCGTTGTTGAAGTCACCGTATAGTTCTAAGTAAACACTATACTCCCACTCTTGTGTCCAAGTGCTTCCTGCGAATATTGCTTTTTCGTGATAGAAAACAATCTCTCCGTTGTCTGCACACACTTCATAGTCAGTGGAATCTTGTATTACTGTGTAGTCTCCCTGTGGAACACTAACTCGATGTCTATACTTAATTCGACGAGACTTCCCATCGAGTCCCACGTTCGTGAGTGATACCGAACCGTAAGAAATATATTCCATACCAACAATTTCTCGATTGTCGTGGTAATCAACTTCGACAACTCGGGTTTCTCTTGCTACTCCACCTGTGCTGTGTGTCCATCCGTTTGGCAACTGCTCTCGATGTACACCAAAGAAAACTAATGGGGGACGACAAACCTCCTGCGCCACCGAAGTGACGCAGAAGGCTGCCACGATAAGTGAAATGAATTGCTTCAAATACTACTCCGTTTGTGTAAAGTAAACGCCAGTGATTGGACACAACCACGGGTCGTTAGGTCCGAATACGTTTGCCTGAACGCCGTCATTCATATTGGAATCCCACATCATCTCCTCGGGACCATAGAATGACCACGGCATTCCAGCAGTTGGTGCTGGAAAGAGAGGTTGGGTTCTTTCCCAATTCTCAAAACAGTCTTCAATCTTGACGTTGATATACTTCCATCCATACTCATCGTTCCAAGTCCAAGGTCCGTCTTCGTTCCGTGTACCATCTTCGTTGAACCTATCGAAAGTAAATGTGCTATGTCTGTCCCCCAGATTGGTTTGCTTCTGTTGGAACATACAATCCTTGAATAAATTATTCTTGGCAGGACCACACCATCTCCAGATGAGAGCGACTGGACTACACTCTGGTAATCCATTACCACCCGCATTTGAAAGTTGAATATTCACCCACGCAGAGTTATGAATAGCACCACCGTTTCTTTCGCCTGGACAGGCGTGTACACCTTGTTGCATACAAGTATCGTTTGCATAGATGTCACGGAGAATAACATTCTGGTGAATGTAATCAATTCCGTTGTACTGCATATAATCGGTGTGGCATCCAGACGGGTCAAGTAGTCCGTTTGGATTGTGGTTAGTAACTTGAATACTTAGAAGTAACTGTGCGTAGTGCAACTCTAGAACATCACACGAAACGTGGTCAAGAACGCAATTACGCATAATCAATCCAGTCGTACCTTCTTGGGTGAATGTATGTAGAGTATCAGTCCACCACTGGAATCCACCCTTGCCTGTGACAAACATAGGGTCGAAGTCCTCAGTGTAGTCGTGTCCCTTGATGATACAACCATCGTACCATCGTCCACCATATCTCTTCGTTCCGCCGTTCAAGATTCTCTCTTGGTCGGTGTCAACAAAGACATCCTTGAATCTACATAGACTCTTCGTGAGGAATCCACCACCACTAGATGTGTTTTCGTTTGCAACAATCTTACAGTCTGCCGATGCAACGCCGGGTGCTGGTGTAATCGTGAAGTATCGTCCGTTGCTTTGACGGAACGAGTTCAGTGGCCAACCGCCGCTTGCATCGATAGTGTGTTCGCCTTCGAGTAGGTAGATGGTAGTTCCACCAATCTCAGCATATGGTTGTTGCAGACCAGAACGAAGTGCATCGTGAAGTCCCTTGTATGGGTTCTCCCGCGTACCGTCACCAGTATCATCGTTACCATCAGGAGAAATGTAAAGTTCTCTCGTTGGCCAGTAACCTGTGTTGTTACTGAATAGGTTCACCCCACTATACTGAGGCAGCGGATAGTTCTCGTCATAAACATCTCTGTCGAGAACGACACTCGGACCCATTGTACCGAACGCTTCTGCCGATACTGTAATCTTTGTGTCTGGGTCTTTACGAGTATCAAGAGCAAACCAATACTCCATCTCACCCGTTCGAGGATTTAGAGTCATCTCGTTGACTGTAATCACTTCTGGTGTCCAAGGCTTTTGCTGCCCCCACACACCAAGGAGGCGAGTAATTTCTCGTCCTCCCACCCCCAGACCCCATCTTTCGAGGAGGAAACTTAGGTCTTGACCGTCTACGATATCGTCGTGATTCCAATCACCTTCATATCCTTCGCGGTTCACCGTGA